GATCCGGTGTGGCACGACGATGTGTTCGGGCATCACTCGGTGATCGTGATTCGGGCGGGAACGCTTGACGAAAAGACCAAGTCGGTATCGCCCGCGCGCGTGGTAGCGAAGATGCGTAAACCGTGTCGGCTCGATGCGGGACCGCTGGCGCAGTCGGTGTTGGCGTTGACGCGCTGGTATGGCGATTGTTTCACAATCCCGATTGCCAATGAGCGGGGCGACATTATCGACAACTTGCTGACAGCGGGGATTTCGATCTACAGCCGCGAGGATCTCGAGCGATTTCGGCACGGGCGCACGGAGCTGGTTACGTTCGGGTGGGAGAGCAACGAGTACAACCGTTCGATCTGGATAGGCGCGCTGGCCGAGGCCGTGCGCAAGAAGCTGCTCGATGTGCAGGACATTGAAACGGTGATGCAGATGTTTCAGGTGACGGCGAGTAACGCCAAGGAGAAACGGGACGCCGAAGCGGTGGGCGTGGGTATGAAAGAGATTGTCCGCGCCACCCGCTACATGAAGGTGCAGGAAGGGTTGTTTGCTACGCCGGTTAAGCGCGATCTGGCGAAAGCGCAGTGGAGCTAGAAAAGTTTTTTTCTTGCCAAAGCTGGTGGCTTATCGGCAAAGGGCGCTGGCATGGCTACAGATCGTCGCAGGTCGCTTCTCAACCCGCAGGACTCTGACGCGCCTAACACCAGTTCCTCTGCTGGTGCTGCCGTTGCTCCTGCTCCACAAGCACGCCAGCGCCTAGCTAGCGACAGAGCGCAGCGCGCTTCTGGTGGCGGTAGGCGTACGGCGGTAACGAGTTTTCACGGAGTCCCGCTTTCACGCGATGCGATTGCTGGGCGCCCTTCGCCTAATGCGGTGACCGGCACTCCGCAGGGACAAACGTTGATCGCTGGTCCTAACCGCGGCGGGTATGATCCTGGTCAGGACGCCAGAGCGAACGCGGTTATTACTTCGCCTCGTACTGAGGCGCCGCCATCTGCGATGAACAGGCCGAGGGCTGAATGGGGAACACCAGCGGCAGCGCCAGCAGTTACGACACCGGTTGCTCCAGCGGGTTCGCCTCAGGCGGGGATGCAGTCGGTTGAAGGAGGGACAGGCTACAAACCGCTTGAAGCTGGAACTCTTGGCGATCCGAACAAACCGGGAGCGCATCGGGTGTTGATTACCGGTCCCAACAAGTACGAAACGCACATGACCGTTCCTTGGCGTGACGAGGAAGGGGTGTATGGGCAGAAGGGTGCGGTGTACAACGTCGATTCGGTGATAGGTCATACCGGAAGTCCTCACAGTCGGCCAAACTTTTTTCCAAACCCTGATTACGCTGCGGCTGGGAAACCCGCTGCGCCCGCAATAAAACCGGGCATTGGCGGGTTTTCGATGGTGGGCGATGTTGCTGGCGCTCCGCAAGTACCCGACAGGCTGGCTCCGGTAGCGCCACCTGGCAAGGTTGGCGGGATAGATCTCTCCTTTGGTGGCAAACCGATCGCTAATTTCGGCGGCACACCCGAGCCGCAAGCCTCAGGGATCGATCTGTCAGCCTCGAATTTAACCGGCATGAAGCCGGTTCCCATGACACCGGAAACGGCAATGAGTCCGGTGGACCGGCTGGCTGCTGCATTTCCACGAGGCGGGATGCCTGCTACTGGCGTTCCTACGCCGCCAGCGGCTCCGCTTGCGGTATCCTTTGGTGGAGGAACCTCGAACCAAGCTCAGGACGCGGCTGCTGGTGCAAGGACCGCGGCAGGGGTTAGTAACGCTCAGGCTGCGCGCGTCGGGACTCCGACTCAAGGCAATCCGCGACCGGAAACTGAAACCTCGCCCGCTTTGGACATTAACAAGACCGATATATCCAGTGCAGGCTTTTTAGGTGGCGCTACGCCAGCGACTGCTGGTGCTCGACGCCCACTCCCACCGCCGCCACCACCGCCGCCACCACCGCCACCAGAGCAACAGGGATGACATGGCGAGTCCACTCGATGAGGTAGGCGACTACGGGACGCAGGTAGAAGAACCGCCCCCGCCACCACCACCAGAGCAGCAGTTCGCGCCGGAACCTGCGCCGCAGCAACCGATGTATGGCGGGTTCGAGGCGCAACAGGACGCTGCGCCCGAGCCAGCGGCTCCTATTCCTGACACCAGCGGTTACGATCAGCGCCAGATTGCGATCCAGCAGCGAGTGGCGCAACTTCAAAAGACTCAGGAAGGTTCGCATCCGAGGTACTGGATCGAGGGACTGCGCAATCAGCAACGCGAGTTACTAGCCGAATCCAAAGGGGTAGATCTCCAGCGTCGCGCGGAAGTCAACGCAGCTCGTGCGGCCGCAGCGGTAGAACGGCAGAATCAACAACAGAACCGCTTCAAGGCGAGCGATCTCGCTGCGCGTGGAATCCCTACTTACCGTGATTCGAGTGGTGGGGTGAACATAGCCACTGACGAAAAGGGCGCTCCGCTGACGAGCTTGGATAAGTCGCACGGGATTGCCTACGATTCAGAGGGGCAACCCAAGAAGCTCACCTACGGACCGGCTGGCCCGCCCAAAACAAGCGATCCATTTGCCAATCTTCCAACTCGCACCGATCCCAAGACCGGCGACCAGTATCAGGTCGCGCCGGGGCTTCCGTGGAAATGGACCGGCACCGACGAGGGCATCAAGAGCCAGCGGATGCAGGAGGCCAAAGACAAGGCCGTCGCGCAGGAATCGAAGTTAATCGGCCAAAAGCTCTCGATAGATCACGCCGATTACGTGGCTGGGAACAAGGAACACGACCTGATGAGGAAAGAACTCATCGCCTCGGTTCCCACGCTGCAAGATCCGAAATTGGCCGGCGCCGACCGCGCGACGGTGTTAAAGGCCGTCGACGATCACTTCAACACTGAGTACGGCGCACCGGAAGCGAACGAAACCAATGGCTGGTTCAGTAAAGATCTTGCTCCCTCGGCGCAGGCGCTTCGGGATGACATAGACAAGCGCAAGGCCGCGGCGATGGATACCGCCAACGGTCTGTTCGACCTGAAGGACAAGCAGCGGGCGCTAGGCGAATCGATCCAGCAGGACCGTGAAACGCGCAGGCAGGAAATGGAAACCCTGATCGCGCACGGGCGCGGGCAGGCTGGGCCGCTCGATCAACCGCAGGGTGGCGCTGCACCAGAAGGAGCGGCGCAACCGGCGCAGCAGGCGCCGCAAGTCCAGCCCAATTTCGGGCCGGAGCAGGCACCAGGTATGCTGGAACGCGGCAACATCGACTACAACACGAGGCCGGTTGTCCAGAACCCTGACGGCACGACCAGCACGGTCAAATCCTTCTCGATTGGCACGGCCAAGGGCGAAGTCCTGCTTCCCTCGATCGCTGATGACGGTCACGAAATGAGTAAGGACGAGGCCATTCAGCAGTACGAGAAAACCGGCCAGCACCTTGGCATTTTCGCTGGGCCTAAGTCGGCTGACGCTTTCGCGGAGGAACATCATCACGAAATGGGACCGCCAGAGGATCAGACGAACCTGACTCCTGAGGCGCTCAGGCAATCCGCGCAGGATGGGACGCTTCCCGCTCACGCCGCGCCAGCGGCTGTCGCAACTGCGCATGACATTCAGGACGCTAACGCCAAGGCTGACGCGCTCCAAGAAAGTAATCCCACGGCGGCTGACGAATATCGGGATTTTGCCGCAAGAATGGCGAACGGCCTCGCCAACGGTGTGCGCGACGTCATTCAAGGTGGTATCAAGGTCGCAAATCGTTACTCACCGCTCGGTATTGCCAAGCAGGTCGTTGGCTTTGACCAATCGACCGACGACAAACTGGCCAACAAGACCGGCGATTTGGCGCACGACGCGATTTTGTCCTCTATCCGGTCTACTCCCGGCGCGCTGATCGCCAAAAAGATTACCGGCCACGAGATAACCGAACTCGATGACCGGTTGAAAGACACGGTTGGAGCTAAAGTCGGCAATTTTATCGGTGGAGCGGTCCCGTATGTGGCGACCAGCCTGCTCGCGCCCGAGGTTGGCGTCCCGCTCACGGTGTCGACGCTCTTTTCGAGCGGATTTAACAACACCTACGAAGGCGCGAAGGCTCGAGGAGTGTCCGACGAGAAGGCGCAGGCGCTCGGGCTCGCCAGCGGCGCGATCAACGGCATCCTCGGTCTGCCGTTTAAGGGTGTCGGCGCGGCGCTCAAAGGCGTTTTTGGCGGTACTTCATCCAAGGTGATCGCGGAAGCGGTCGTTAAGTCATTCACCGACGGCGTTGTCGTCAACGGCGAGCGATTGGTTGGCCGCGAAGGATTCAACGCGTACCTGCAGCACCTTGCCGAAGGTGTGCGGATCGGCGTTATGCCTCAGGCGGTTAAGACCGAGGCAATGGAGGTAATTAAGCGACTCGGGCAGGAACTTTTCAAGACGCCGGCGCAACGCGCTCTCGACGTAGGCAAGGAAGCTCTCACTCACGCGGCAGTTGGTGGCGGTGTTCAGACCGCGCAGAACATCGTCACCAAACAATACGATCCAGAAACCGGCCTTTTCGAGAACGTGCCGGAGCAGGCGCTCGGATTCGGCTTACTCGGTGGCGTATCCAAGGGTTTTGAGCAGGTAGCGAAAGCGCGAGCTGCGAAACAGGCGCTTGATTCACTTCACCGTCAGGCAGGCCCGCCGCCACCGGTTCCACCGTCCCTTGGTGGTCCAGCCGGAGGGCCGAAACCGCCGCCTGTTCCACCTGAATTTGGCGGTCCAGCGGAGAAACCGGCAAAAGCAAAAGTAGTAGAAGGAGAAAAACCAACCACAGGAGGACCAGATGTACGAACAGAAACACAGCCAAAAACACCACCTTCCGACGAACCCCCACGTGGAGGCGGCACGGAAACTCAGCCGCAGCTTCCCGATGGAGGAACCGGAGGCGGCGCGGCCCCCGAGGTCACTCAAGCAGGTCCAAAGCCCGCCACACTCGACGAGCAAGCACAAAAAGACCTCGACGAAGCCCTCGGCGGTCTTACCACCGACGAGAAGCCAGCCGGTGCCACCGGCACAGGGACCGGTCCCGCCGCAGCAGGCGCCGATACCGGCGCCGCCCCCACCGCAAAGCCCGCCAGTGGGGAATCCGTTCCAGCCGATGTAGAACACAAGGTCGAGCACGGAGAACACGCGAAACCAGGCTACACGGCAGTCGATACTGCGGACTTGCCCAAGCCCGAGCCGCCCAAGCAGGAGTTCACTCCGAGTGAATCGGTCAAAGAGGCCGAGGATCGGTTGTGGCGTCTTACGCGCGACAGTGATCCGCATCTGCTCCGGTCGTTAAAGCAGCAGTTCGGCGGTCACGCTAATTACCAAGACATTCTCGACGCGCACATAGAGAAACACGCGGAGAAAGCCACTGGCTCTGGTGCTTTCGAGTTTGGCGACATCATCCACATCGGCCAGACGCCGTACAAGGTCGTGGGATCCGACGATAACTCGACGAGCCTTCAATCAACGGAGTCGGGCAGGCTTAACAAACCGCTGATCCAAAACACCGAGGATCTCCGGAAGAACATTAATGCCGGTCATTTCGGGCTTGCTCCAATCGCTGGACAGGAGAAAATACCACCAACCAGTGAAACCGGAGCCGCAGAAAGCCCAACCCCAGCAGGCACAGCCGCTCCAGCAGCCGGTACAGAAGGGGCAGGGGGAGAAGTCGCGGCTCGACCCGAGTATACACGACCTGCTCTCAAACCACTCCGTCAGCGACCCGGCATTAGTCACGCCCCTGACCTTTCCAAGCCGGAAGCAGTCAGGGCGCACCTCGACCGGCTCCTCGAGCAAAACAAAGACCAGTTAGACCGTGCGGGAACGCTGGTAGCGTTCGAGCCGCACGATTCAGCGAGCGGTTTCCAGACTGATCCGATCAGCGGCAAAGTCAGCATCGACACTGAAAAAGCCGCCTCGCACATTCCGACGATCGAGGAACACGGCGGAAGCGGATCTGGCTGGCTAACAAGTTCCACGCAGGAAGAACACTGGCACGCGCTACAGGTCAAAGCGTCGAAATCAGGCGACAAACCTGACTACGCTGGGTTCTACAACAACCTCGACGACGACACGAAGAAGGCGCTCGGGCAGGTTTATCCAGACGTAACCAACCCTGCGGCGCTCGGGTTCGAGTACGAGCGCATGGTGATGCAGCATCGCGCGGGCGAAACGATCACCGAAGCGCATCACAGGGACATTAGTCCGGTCCTGCCGTCGATCACCGGTCCTCAGAGCGAGGCGTTGGAAAGCAATATCCAGAAAATTCTCCAAGCCTCGGAGCCGCAACCGGAGCAACCAGAGGCCGAGCCTTACGGAGCAGCGAAGGCAGAACAGGAAAAAGCTATAGCCGAGCACCTCAAAGCCGAGGAGGAAGCCACGAAGCCCAAGTTGCCGGATTTGGCGACGGCCACGCAAGATGACGTTACGAAGGTCAATCGTGAGATTGATAGACTGAACGGACTCAAGGCAAGTCCCGAGCGCGATGCGCTACTCAAACACCTGAACGATTGGATCGATTCTTACGGTCTGCCGCAGAAGGCCGAGGCAGGGAAAGAACCGGCAGGCCCGTATCACATTCAGACGCGACCGGCGCGCACACCGCAACAGGAAGATACGTGGGCGGTGGTGCAGGGAGAACACTCCCTCACGCCTGGTGGTTACGGCGAATACGGATTCAAGACGCGCGAAGCAGCGGAAACGCGGCTGGCAGAATTGAACGCGCGGCCCGCGCCCGAAGCACCAGCGAAGCCCAAGATCGGGAGTAAGGAAGCGGCGATCGCAGGCATACCGGAACTGGACTCCAAAGGCAATCTGCCGCCGATGAAGCGCAACGCTCGCAAGGATATGGCGGGCCAGATCCGGATAGCCGCTGACCGGATGAATCAGCACGGTTTGCTTCCTACCAAGGACCATCAGGTCGTTCTCGGTCTGATCCGGAAGGATTTTCCAACGCAGTTAGCACTAGAACAAGCCACGCGAACACTCGTGCGGCACGCGAAAGGAGTGACAGATGCCAGCCAAAAGCCAAGCACAGAGGGAGTGGGCGTTCGGGGTGAAGGGGGAAAAGTGGGCGAGGGCGCACCACTTCGACAACCCCGGCCGACTACCGGCGAAGGTGAAGCCCAAGAAGAAGAAAAGCCAGAGTCCGCTGGACCCAGTGGTGGCGTACCGCAGGGGCAATGGCTGAAATCTGATCAGGCGCACTACCAGTTACAAAAGGCGCAGTTGACCAGGGCGCAGAACGCGAAGGATTGGCCGAAGGTTATCGAGTTAGCGGACGCCTTTGAGAAACATTGGGAAGATCGAGGGATTAGTCCACCGGACGATTGGGCGCGATGGGCGCGAGCGAAAGAGGATGCTCAACTCGAATTGAGGCGAGCGCCGAAAAAGCCGGTGACTCCGCAGGTGCCAGCGATGGAAGGTATGACTCCGCTTGGTCAGCCGAAGAAGGTCGAAGGGATTAAGCCGGTCACGCTGGATGAGCAGGCGCGGAAAGATTTGGGCGATGCCCTCAGTGGCCTCATGGCGTCTGAGCCAAAACCGGAGCCGAAATACACGCTCAAGATGCACGCGATCTATCACGCGCTGACCGAGAAAGGGCAGAGCGTTGAGAAGGTCGCCCGCGAGTTCTCGATGAAGCCTCATCACGTTGAGGCGATCTACGACGCGATGCGAAGTCCGAGGCCGCGAATGGCGCTCATGGCATCAGCGCCGTTCGCGCAACGTGATATTCCCGACGAGAAACTGGACGCTTTCGTTAAAGCCGCGAAGTCGATGCTGCGCAGCGGGGTTACTACGCCCGAGGCACTTGCGCAAGTTATGCCGCCAGCTTCCTACCCGTATTTGCAGGCAATGTGGGACGCTTTCGGGATGGTCAAAGGTAGCCTGCGCGGAACGCACGATTGGCCCAAGATCGTCGAGGGGTTAAAAGCGCAAACGGCGCCCGCGATCGAGGAAGCGCCGGAGCCGGAGATTGGCAGTCGCGTGAAAATCACGACAAAGGGCGAAACCTTCATCGGCCTCATGCAGATTTCCGCGGGCCTCAAATGGATCGAGGTTAAGAACCATTCTCCCATCACTCTCGACGAGGTTGATTCGATCGAGCAGATCAACACCGCTGATGAAGTCCGAGCGGAGCGACAAGCGCGCAAGATGGGCAAGATCGTTTACACGCAACCCAAGACGCGGGATGACTACGAAAACACGCTATGGGATCTGGCGGGTAAGGTCGCTGACCATGATATTGCCATAAGCGAGCCGTACAATCAGGAGAAGGCGATGAGGCACAGCCAACTCGAAGCTCAGTTCGATAAAGTGGCTGACGAGATCGAGCTGGCGAAGGCAAAGCGCCGGTATCTTCTGTCGCAGGCGATCAACAAGCGCGAAGGCAAACCGCTCCAACGCGCGCACCGGTTGGGATCGCCATACGCTGAGGTTCGTGTTCCCAAGCCGCAGGACTTCGATCCAGACAAAGCGATCCGCTCCAAACGCTGGCCGAGGCCGCTACTCGACTACATGACCAAGGCCGAAGTCGAAGCGAGCCTCAAATCGGCGCGGAACCAGTTGAAAGGCAAACCGACAGCTATCGCGGCGCAAATGGCTCAGAACGTTATCGACGAGCGCACGCGGCAACTGGAAAAAGGCGATTATCTCGAAGCGGCGCAGGAACGACTCAAAACGCAAGAACAGGCGCCCGAAGTTGCTCCGGCGACTGTGTTTCTTTCGGGAGCGCAAAAGAGCATCGCGGATATTGACGCCAGCATCGCGGCGAATAAGCCGTTCGGGGCAACGGTTGTCACCAGCGTCAAGGAGGGAACAACGCTTTCCCAAACGGTGAGGCGCAAGATCGTGGATTACGTTCAGCGCGGCGGTAAAGTGTTTCTGGACTCCGGCGCTATCCAAGCATTCAAGGCCAATTTGCGTGGCGAGAAGGTTGAAGTGCCGTGGGAGCGCGTTCTGCACGCTTATCGCGAGATTGCCGCTCTTGCCGGTCAAGAGCGCGGCCTGCGACAGGGCCAGCTTTATATCGTTGTGCCTGATGTTGTCGGGGACGCGGAAGCCACAAAAGCGTTACAGACGAAATACGCTTCGACGATCAACGAACTGTTTAAGGCCGGATTCAACCTCATCTTTCCGGTGCAGAAGGCTCCTGGTGTGGACTTGTTTGACGCCATACGCCAAGCCGTTCCAGAAAATCCTCATCCAGACATGAGGGGCGAAGTGATCGTCGGGATTCCGTTTAATGCGAAGGCATGGACGAAGGCGGAAGTTTTAGCGTGGCTGGATCGTCAGAAAGGCCGGAAACTTGCCATTGGGGTTCATTTGTTAGGTGGCGGGGAGGCCGACGTTAATTGGTTCAAAGAGGAAGCGGCCAAGCGCGACGTCAGCTTCCGCGAAATCACTGGCGATACCTCAACAACTGAGCAAAACAGGGTCAGAAAATACGGCGAGAAGCCCAAGAAGAAGGAAACCAACAAGGAGATCTCCGAGCGCACAGGGTTCCCGCTGGATCTGGTCGAGCGCACGATGGGACCGGACGCCAATATGCCGCAGGACGAGTTCATCCAGCGGCTCAAGACCAAGCTGGTCGACATATTCAAGGTCGATCAGGGACTCGGTCACGTTACCGGCACTTGGTTCGATGCCGGTCTAAGCAAGGGTTACAAGGACAAAGGCGGCGGCTACAGCTACAAGAGCGGCGAAGCCTACATCAGCGCGCGCGGCATCACGATCACCGCTCCGGTCGACAGCATCCGCGCCGGTAATCCGCAGTTCACCGTTACGGTAGAAGGGAAAACCGAGAAGCCCGCCAAAGCCAAGACCGTTGGCAGTTGGAAAGCCGAGATCGACGATGGTTCGGGGTACACGAGCAACGGTTTGCGCTTCGCGGAGCAGTGGGAAGCCGCAGCTTCGGGCAGCACAATTTTCAACCGTTGGATGGGCGCGAAGGAAATGCGCGTTGTCGAGAGCGACGAGCCGCCTACGCATACGTGGAACAAGGAAACAGGACACGCTGAATCTATTATTGGCGCTGAGGTAGGCGGCGCCATGCCGAAGGGTCACGAGGAAGTCAGGAGCGCCGTGGCTACCAAGTTGTTGATCGGTCAGAAGTTTCCGCGCACGGAGTTAACCGAGCTTGCCGAAAAACACGGTCTTACCGCCAAGCAGGCCGACGAAGCCGCAGAAGCTGGAATCGTGCAGGCGGCGACCGATATGCAGGCCAGCCGGCGCAATGCAACGCCGCAGGAGATCTTCGACCGGCTGGTCGAAATGTATAACAACCAGCCGAACCTGACCGCGCGCACTGCCACCAGCAAGCTCGACCAGGCTTACTCCACGCCGGTCCCGCTGGCGTATGTCGCCTCGCAACTGGCCGACATTAAGGGCGGGAAGAAGATCTACGAGCCGACTGCGGGCAACGGGATGCTCTTGATCGAGGCCGATTCGAGTTCGCAACAGGTGTTCGCTAACGAGCTGAACGACCAGCGCGCAGCCGAGTTAATGTCGCAGAAGATCAAGGTCGTCACGATGAAGGACGCTTCTGAGTGGCATCCCAACATCAAGGCTGACCGCGAAGCCATGAACCCGCCTTTCGGCACAGTGCAGGAAGATGGCAAAACCAAGACGTTCATCGTGGATGGGGTGCAAACCACGCAGATCGATCATGCGATCGTTCTCGAGTCTTTGAAGTCGCTGGCCGACGATGGGCGCGCGGTCCTGATCGTGGGCGGGCCGGGAACAAACACCGGAGCGGTGATGCAGGATCTCAAGGCCCGCAGGGAATGGTACGCGCAAGGGCAGCGCGGCGCCTTCTGGAAACGCCTCTATGCAGCCTACGGCGTGATCGATCATTTCACGGTCGACGGCGAGCTTTACAAGAAGCAGGGCGCCGGTTGGCCGGTCGATGTGGTTCTGATCCGAGGCCGAGGCGAATCGCCAATTCAATTGCCAAGCGCCAACGCGCCGCGTATCCTAACGAGTTGGGATGACCTGAAAAATGAGCTTGCCCGAACCGACGCTGAAAGAATCACAGCAGGCACACTCACGCCGGAGCAAGCTGCTGGACAGGTTAGCGGAGCACTTGGTGCTATCCGAAAGCTCAGGAAACCTAGCGAAGGATCTGAACGACCACAACATGGGGAACCGCCTGTTCCCGGACTCGGATCAGGAGGAAGCGTCACAGGCGCTCCACCAACTGCTGGAAAATTACCCGTTCCTGCTCCAAGAGGAGGATCTGAGGCTGGCGGAACAACTGCCGCCGGATCTACAGGGGGAGAAGGTGTACGAGAGCCTACTGGCGAACATGAGCAACGAGGACGCCTAGACAAGGCGCAAGAGGATCTCAACGATCTACTCGGCGGGCTCATGGCTTCCGAGCCGTTTCCGGAGCCGCTGGTCCAGAAGGATATGCCGGATGAAAAGACCACGGCACTCCTAAAAGCCGCGCGCTCGATGATCGCTGCCGGTGTGACCACACCGGAGAAGTTGGCTGAAATGGTCCCGCCAGCGGCGCATCAGTATTTGCAGGCGATTTGGGACGCGATGGGCATGGTCAAGAAAGACCTTCGCGCTACTCACGATTGGCCGAAGATCGTGGCTGGGATCAAGCCGTCGAAGCCACCGGAGCTAGATCCGTCAGCCAAGCTCGGTTCACAGGGGAAGGATTTTCCCGAACCAGCGCCTCAATATAGGGTTCCCTACAAACCAACGAGCAAGCACAACTCCTTCCAGATTTTAACGCCGACGAATCTGGAATCGCCGCAGCGCGAAGCTCTCAACAAGCTGTTCTTCGAGGAAAACATCGACAACTACGTGATGCGGAAGATCGGCTACTCGGATAAAGAGGCCAAGGCTTTCAAGGAACTGTATTTCTCGGCTGAACAGATCGATGCGCTCGGGCTGGCGATTAAAGCCGCTGAAACCCATCCAGACCCGCTCGCTTTCATTCTTGGCGATCAAGGCGGCATCGGCAAAGGGCGCGTTGCAGCAGGCATGATGCTTTACGCCATGCAACGCGGGTGGATCCCTGTCTTTTTCACTAAGGACGTAAAGCTCTATGCCGCGATGATCAACGACTTGTATGACGTAGGCCGCGGGCATCTGGTGCCCTTAATCACCAACAATAACGAGAAGTTTGAGGACGATCAGGGACGAATCTGGCGCACCAAAAAGCAAAAGCCGCTAATTGAGGGTGTCCGTGACACCAAGGCGTTGCCCAAAGAGTACCAGATGATTTTCACTTCCTACGATCAGATCCAAAACGATCTGCCCGCAGGCTACACGCAACCGAGCAGACAGATAAGGGCACAGATGAAAAGGCAACGCCAACCGCCACCGGATGGCTCCAGGATGGAAATGCTGCGGGCGATCGCGCCGAACGCGATGTTCATTCTCGACGAGAGCCACCTTGCTTCTGGCGATAGTATCAGAGCGTGGCGACTCTCACCGCTCCTAGCGGCATCAAAAGCTGCGTATTATTCCAGCGCCACCTACGCGAAGCGACCGGACAACATCGGCATCTACTTCAAGACCACGCTCTCGCGCGCGGCGCACACGATGCAGGATTTGACCGATGCGATGCAGCAAGGCGGCGTCCCGTTGCAACAAGCGGTGTCATCCATGCTGTCCGATGACGGTCTGTACATGCGGCGGGAGCGCGATTTCGGAAAAAGCACCTACCGAACGCACATCAACGTCGAAACCAAGGATCGTGACCGTGAGTTGGCCGATACCTACACGAGCGGGCTGCGCCGGATTCTCGGTCTGTCCAACGACATTAAAGACCTCGTTGACGCGCTGAACGAGATTCTGAGGCACACCGGCACACAACTCGGGTTGCCTTCGGCGCCGCGCCTTTCGAGCACCAATTTCGCAGCGATTATCCACAACCTGGTCAGCCAGTATCTGCTTTCGATCAAGTCCAAGGCCGCGGTTGAACGCGCGCTTTATCACATCGACGGAGGCCCGCCACCCGAAGATGGGACCGATCCTAACCGTCAGAAGCGTCGTGTTGTCGTGACCGTCCAGAACACAATGGAAAGCGCGATCGAGGCGTTGGAGCAGGGTAATTATCCGATCAGTTTCAACGGTCTTTTGATGCGCTACCTCGATAGGCAGCGCACGCTGACAAGCGGCAAAGGTCCGACCGCCACAACATTTTACATCAGCGATAAGCCAAACGAGGAACTGGCGCAATTCAGCGATCGCTCACTCGAAGGCATGATGATGACCGCCGAAACAGCTCCGGACGGTACGCGCGTTCCGGTTTGGAATAAGCCGGTAATCGAGGAGTACTTCCGCAGGCGCGCGAACGCGCTCATTCTGGTCGTTAAAGAGTTCCTCGAAACGCTTGATTTGGGCGATATGCCGATTTCGCCCATCGACTACATGCGTGACGCGATGGAGGACGCCGGAATCAGGACGGTTGAATTGACAGGGCGCGGTAAGGGGGTGCGCAAAGACGGCTCGATCTACTCGATCAGCGGAGCCGAGAACTCCAAGAAGGCGCAAATCGAGTACATGAAGGAGTTTAATTTCAGGGACGCGCAGTTCCTGATAATGAACTCCAGCGGTTCGACCGGCATCAGCCTGCATTCGAGCATCAAATTCAAAAACCAGGAGCAGCGGGCGATGCTGATCGTGCAACCGCATCTGGCGATTGACGATTTCATGCAAAGCCTGTGGCGCATCGATCGCACCGGCCAGCAGCAGCCACCGTTCTTCGAGGTTATCCAGACAGATATTCCCGCCGAGTTACGGCCGGCTGCGGTTCTTGAGCGCAAAATGGCGTCCCTCAACGCCAACACGACGAGTAACGCCAAGAACGAAATGAAGAAGCAGGACTCGGACATCTTCAACCAATACGGGGATGAAGTGGTCTGGCGTTATCTGGCGCAGGACATGGATTTCGCGCGGATGCTTGATTACGACAGCTTGCTCTTTGATCGCAGGGGCAATTTGCGGCCGCTGGAGGCGCTGGATATAGCTGATGGCGAGCTTGTCGCAAGGGTAACGGGGCGTCTGGCGATTCTGCCAACCGCTCAAGGCGAAGCGTTTTGGGATTACGTCAATAGAGAGTACGAAGTTCTCATCACCTATCTGACCGAGAACGGCCTCAACGCCTTGATCGCGTCACACGAGGATCTGAAAGCCGAAACGCTTGATACCAGTGAGTACACGGCAGGCAACCCGAATCCTACGAGCGCCTTTGATGGTCCCAGCACACTCGAAAGGGTGAAAGCGGAAATGGGCAAGATGCCTCGCAGCGGCAACGACGTTCTGCTCGAAGCTGGCAGGGTGCTACGGGAAGAAGCTACTGCGTTGCAAGCTCAGTGGCGTACCAAAGCACGGGAGTTCATGCAGGCCGAAGCGGATCGTCGCGTCACCCTTGAGGCCGAAAACCTAACTCCTGCCGAGGAGGAAGCTGCTAAAGCCTTTCCGTCCAAGGAAGATTACGTGCGGAGTCTGCGCGGTGACGACGACAAGCTGAAAAACTGGCGGGAGCGGATGCGCAACGCTCAACAGATGATCGACAACTCGCTTCGGCTATTGGGCGAAACGGTTCACATTCACAATACCCGCGGCCTCGACGTTCATGGCGCGGTTGTCGAGGCCAAGCTGGACTTGGATGCTCCGCTTACTCCGAGCAAACAGAAGTTCACGGTGTGGGTTAATTCCAATCAGCGCCAGATCCACATGGCCGCAACTCAGCTCAGTGAGGATGCCAGAACGTTTCCGAGGGAACACTTCGTTGAGGCTTACGAGGAAAACGCTCAACGCTCCAACGAGTTTTACATCATCACCGGCAACCTGCTCGCGGCCAGCGTGAACATGGGGCAGGTCCAGAACGCGCGGATCATCACCTACACCGACAACAAGGGCAACGTGAAGCAGGGCTACCTGATGCCTGCTAACTGGAATCCGCGTACCGCTTCGGGGCTGGAAGCGGTTACCGATCACCAGCATTTCAGGCAACTGCTCGATGATGGGAAAACGGTCGTATCGCGTAATCAGAAGGTGAGTTTCCTCAGGCGCTCGCCGGGTGTGTACGAAATGCGCGTACCTGCTGGTCGAGCGGTGGGCCTCGCGTTTTGGGGGGATCAGCGGCTTCGGAATCTGATGAACGACCGCAATTTCGAGCAGAAAGGCTCGAATTTCGTAGCCAAGTTCGGTTCCAACGCGCTCAGTCAGGTCTTTAGCCGTGTCACCGGCGCTGATCCGGATCTTGCGACACCGCTGTTCTTCAACCGGCCAGTGACACCAGGTGGCAATCCCCAAGGCCCGCTCATGGCGTCACAGCCGAATAACCCGCGAGCGGTCAAAGCTGCGGCGTACAAAGATTCATCGGGCAAAGTGCATGAGGGTGGGTTCCTAGAGCCGCACTGGAAGATTTCAGAGCGATTGGGACGGGATTTGTTGACCGAGAAAGGCATGGGGTTTGTAACGAACGAAGGTGAGTTCCTAACTCGACGGCAGGCTTGGAAACGTGGGCAGGAAGAAGGTCAGCTTGGCAAGGGACCAGTTCTCGCGCTTGAATCGAGGGATATAGAATACGGACCGCTATTTGGTCCGATCATGGCTTCGACGCCAGCGTTCGCGCGCGACTATTGGAATGAGGACGTAAGACCGCTCGTCAAGAACGTTAAAGCTACGGCGGGTGAGATCCTCAACACGGTCGCCAAGGTGCTGACGCCTACCTACGGCGTGAACAAGGACATTCTGGACAAGGTTCACGGGCTGATGGGCGACCGGAATCAGGTCGCTTACATCGTCGATCGCACGGGCGAGGCGTTTGAAAAGATGTTCAATTCGATGCATCGAACGGAACTGATTACCTTCGTTGATCGAGTTAAGGAGGGCAATCCGCAGCCGACACCGGAGCTACAGGAAGCCGCCGACTTCATTCGCAAGGTCGATACCGCATCGTGGGAAGCGTTGACTGACGCCGCAGTTGCCGCTGGCATGAAGAACAATCCGGTGGCGTGGCTGGAGAATCACTACCGCGTGATGTGGAAAACGATTCCCAATCATCCAGACACGGAAGGTCGGCGCGGAGGCCGTAGCCCGCTGCGCGGATCGCGCGGAATGGCGAAGCAGCACACGCTCGCCAACATGAGCGAAGGCATAGACGCCGGTGGCATCCCTTTCTCCTACAACCCGATCGTCAACTTGAAAATGGCGCTGGCCGACATTTGGAAATACACGACTGCGCTCAAGCTATGGGCGTGGGCAAAGGACAACGGTCACGCGACTTTCGTGCGCGGAGCGTTCCCGAAATTGCCTAGCGGAATGTCGTGGCTGGAGGATTCAATCGCGGACGTCTGGTTCCCTGCCGAGAGCGGCGAGGGACTTGTCCACGGCGGGAAGTACGCGATGGACGAGGGTTTTGGCCGGTTGCTTAACAACTTTCTTTCGCGCGATCTGATTCGCCAGACCAAGACAGGGCGCGGTCTGATGTGGATCAAGAACGCTACGACCAGCGTCGAACTGATGTTCTCCCTGTTCCACGGCGTGTTTGAAACCTTGGAAACCGTGGCGTCCAATGTCGGGCTGGGCTTGAGCCAGATGTATAACCGCGGAATGATCGGCGGGGACACGAGCGGGCTGGTGCAGGGAATGGTGAACATCATCAAGTCACCGGCTACGCCGATCACGGTGGCGAATCTCGGTTCACGGTTCCGCGAAATGGCCGGTAAGGCTGATGAGTTTTTCGATACGCCGGAAGGCAAAGCGTTTCTCAAGGTTCACCCTGATGCGCGAGAAATGATTGGCTACCTATTCTCTGGTGGCTGGAAGCCGAACGAAGTCGAAGCCGATTGGAAGAATCAGTCGGTGCGCGCCTTCATGGATTCGCTCAAAGATTTGAAGGAAGGCAACTCGAAGAATTACGTGGGCGCGGGACTGCGAGCTGCGCCCGCTGCTGCCGAGTTTATGATGGGCCCGCTTTTCGACAGGTTCATTCCCAATCTCAAAGTCGGCCAGTTCGTTACCGAAATGCGCGAGGCGCTGCGCCAGAATTGGCTGCGATACAACGGCAAGCAGGGTTACTACGTGGACCGACAAGGTCGCCGCTATGACCGGCCTAGCGATACCGAGGTCGCGCGGAAGGTGTGGCGTCTGATCGAGGATCGATTCGGGGAACTCAATTACGATACGCTGTTCTGGAACCAGACGTTCAAGGCCGCAATGCAGCTCATGTTCCGATCGGTCACGTGGAAGTTCGGTTCCATCGAGGCGTTCGGTCGCGCGGCTGCGGGACAGGGAAAAGAGTTCATTGACGCTTTCAAGGAGCGCCGCGCACCGCAACTCCACCGGAACATGGCGTGGCTATTCGGCATCTTCCTTCTGACGGCAGCGATCGGAATAGTGATCTCGAAGGCGCTCGGGCGGCATACACCGAAGAATCTCACGGACGTTGTTTTCCCGCGCATCGACCCGAACGATTCGAGTGTGCGCGTGTCGATCCCGACGTACTTCAAGGATCTGGTTCACTTGGTTCACTCGCCTACCGGCTACGTGAAAGCGTCATTGGCCGGCTGGATTGGTCGCGTGGCTGAAATGCTTTCCAACAAGGATTACTACGGCGTTCAGATCAGGGACACTGACGCTCCGGCGACCAAGCAGGCGTTACAGATGGGGAAACACGCCGCGGAGTCGTTGCTCCCGTTCAGTGTGCGCGGCTACAAGAATCTGAGCGCAAACCAGGAGAACACGATCCGCAAGGTGGGTGCGCTTTTCGGAGTGAACCCCGCTCCGCGCTACATCGGTCAGACGCCAGCGGAGCAACAGGTCGAGAAGTACTGGAAAGGCCAGCGCACCGAGGAAGGCATCAAGCCCGAGCAGTTCGAGATCCAGAAGGGAAAGCGCGAGCTGGTGAGCAAACTCCGGCACGGCCAGAGCGTCAATATCCCCGAGGCACTCAAGAAGGGAACACTCAAACCCAAAGATATACCCGCGCTCTATAAGCGGGCGCAGATGGGGGCGCTGGCTTCTGGCATCGACAAGATGAGCTTAGAGGACGCTGAAAAGGTCTACGCCAAAGCGAACGTGAGCGAGAAACGCGAATTGGCTGGCATTTTAGCGCGCAAGCGTGCAAACGCCCTACGCCGTAGCGGAAGAACGATGTACACCGGCTTTTAACTATGGCAATGGCACCAAAGACAGGCGGCGACATGACGGCGCCGGGAGTGGAGGACAATCAGGGACCGCCCGAGATCAACCCGCTTGAGGGTATCCAGCCGATCAAGACCAATCTGCAACTCACCGAGAGCCAGATCAGAGCGATGGAAGAACGCGCCTGCCTGCGGATCGACGAGCTTTCCTCTCAGATGGGGCTTTATCTCGATGGGACAGGCCGCGTGGATCCGACGCGCTGGATGGGCATCAAGCAGAAGAACCAAGACCAGTACGACAACGAGTGGCATTGGCGGTTGGCGCTGGGCGGTATCTTCGCTTACTCCAATTTCTCGATCAACATTTCCAAGCGTTACGCGCGGCTCATGTCGGCCAAATCACGCGACGACTTGATCGGCACGGAGCCTTTCTTCGCAATCATGCCCGAAGCGGTGAGCGCCGAGGACGCCGAGCTTGCCAAGAGCGCGGAGAAGTTTCTCCAGATGAAGTTGCGCAAGACCAACGTGAAACGCTCGTTGGCCGAGGGCTTGAAGCAGGCGCTCATCATCGACGAGCAGGTAGTGAAACCGACGTACGTGGCGAACGTCACCAAGTTCCGCGGGCCAGCTCGCGTGGCTGTTGGTCCCTACGTTTATGTCGGACCACAGGGCGAAGTTTTCACGCCTCCGGGGGAACCGGTAATGACTCCGGCGCAAGGCTACATCTACGAGAACGACGACTTTATTCCCGATCCGGCCGTAGAAGGGCAGTTCCGGTTACGCAAGGAGCCGAACGTCCAGATCCGGAACACGCCGGAGTATGAGGACTTTCCTTCCCTCGACCAGACGCTGATCCATCAGGACGGAGTGGATCTGCGCTGCGTGGACTTCCGAGATTTCCTTTGCCCGCTCAACGCGGCCAGTGTCCACGAGGCCGACATTTGCGTTCACCTGTATGACGAACAGTGGGAGCGCCTCGTCGCCACCTACGGAATGTTCGAGGTCAGCAAAGACTACGTGAACCAGCCCTACATGAGCGGCGAGAAAAGCGCGAAGGAGAGCAAGCAGGAAGTGCAGGGCGAAGTCGAGGCCGGTAGTCAGGCGCTAAAGATCGTCAACTGCGCGGACTGCTACATGAGGATGGACGTCGACGACGACGGCATCGAGGAGGAGATTTGGCTGATCCTCGATCGCAAGGCCAAAAAAGCGATCTGGTATGATTATCTCGGGGCGCACCTGAAAAAACGTCCATTCGAGGTCATCACCGGCATCGAGAAGGTTCCCAACAGGTGGTACGGCGTGGGCGTGTTCACGATGCTCGATCATAAGCAGATGTACATCGACACGCAGTTTAACCGCGTCAACTTCAAGTCCAGCAAGAACAGCTCCGTGCGCTTCCGCAACCGCAACTCGGTTAGCCAGTGGAAGGCCGGTCAGGAACTGGTGTTCGGTGACGATCAGGTGCTGGACATTGACGATCCGCGCTTCACCGCCTCGAATCCGCCACTTTTTCAGGTGCAACTCACCGAGATTGATGAGTTCGCCATGAAGCTGATTGAGTTGATGCTGCAAGCCAGTTCGACTGAGGTGGGAATGGTCGGTCCCGATGATGGTAACATGGCGGGCTTGGATACAACCAAGCTCGCCACGGGGATCAAATCGCTCGAGAGAACGGCCAATGTCCTGATGAAGGAAACCGAGGGGAGTCAGGCCGAGGCGGTGGCGCTGGTTCTCGACCAGGTCGTCGACATTGCACTAGAACACATGGACCCGAACGAGGTTCTGTATGACGATGAAACAAACGCGCTTCTCTCCCTCAGTCGTGAGGAAATCCGTAACCTTGGTCGACACACACGGCTACTCCTTACCCGCTCACGATCTACCGAAACTATTGAAACTGCACGCATGGTGGTTCAACTCTGCCGCGAGTACTACGAGGCTCTTAATCCAGAAGAACAAAATCTCCTGCGGCCCGAATACGTGCGCCAATTAAGGGCGCTCGAAGTGCAGGACGCCGACAAGCTCCTGCGGATCGTAAGCGAAGAAGAAGTGCAGCAATGGAAGCAGGAACAGGCGCAGGCCGCGAAATTGCCGCCCAAGACGTCGATCGCTACTAAGTACCCCGATCTTCTCCGGAGCGAACAGGTGCAGGTGCTACAGCGTGAGGGACTCCAACCGGGCAGCGATCAGGAAGTCGCGGCCAAGGTGATGACCGATCTGGCGATCAAAACTCAGGAGAAAACCGCCGGGCAACCCGATCCCCAGCAGGAAGCGGAGCAGTCGGCTCAGGAACACCAGCAGAAGATGCAGCAAAACGATCAGCAGTTTCAGCAAAAGATGGGACAAAAGGTTCAGGAATCGCATCTCAAGGCTTCGGTGTCGCAGCATGACGCCGCGCTCTCGGCTCATGCCAGCGAACAGAAGCACCAGATCGGTATGCGCCAGACCATCGAAGTCGCTCACGCCAAGGCTGCGGCGGCGAAGATTGCACCGAAAGCCTCGACAAATGGCGACAAAAGCAATAAGTGATCGGTGTGGCTGAGGAAATTCGACGCTTAAGCGATGCTGAACTTACCAGAGCGGTTAGCGAAGGATTCAAGACCGATGCCTCAGGAAACCTACCCGACGCCAAAGAGCGCAACTCCATTCTCGCCCAAGACGAGCTCGCCCACATCGAAACCCTCAGGCAGCATCCCTCGTTCCAGTGGTTTCAAGCCAATTGTGTCGAACGAAATTTCAAGGAATCTCGTGACCTTCTGGAAGAAACTGACCTTACTCAATTCACCCCCAAAGCGGTCACGCGGCTGCTCAGTGTGTTCCAAACGTGGCGCAAAGTCGCCCGCTGGCTCGACGAGCGCGAACTCGAACACCGACGGCTCTTAAACCCCAAGGATCCGCACCTTGAAGTGATCCGCGCGCGGCTGGATCTCCACTGATATGACTGAAGTACCAAACGACGAGAACATCAAAGCCGACAAGCAACTGCGCAAAAATCTCGATGAGCAGTTGCAGGTGTTGAAGGAACTTTCTCCGAGCCGTGAGCGCGCTCTGGCGATCACCAAGTTACAGGAGTGCATTATGTGGCTGGGCATGGATTTGAAACGCATCGGGAACCCCAATCCCTACCCGCACAGTTACGATCCCGCCAGCCCAGTGGTCGAACCAACGGCTGACAACCTCAAGCTCTAATCAACCCATACACGCCGAGAATCGGCGCGGGCTTCTGTCAGGCGGGAGGGAAAGCCCCGCGACACCCCGCGCCACTTTCTTTCTTGCATTAAGCGCCTCGTTTCGCCAGTGGCGCTGGCGTGGCTGAGAACGGTAACGGCAAAGCAAGGTGGCTGGCTATTGGTTTGCCGATTGTTATTGCTGCCGTTGGCGTGCTTGGGTTCTTTTATGGAGTCGGTCAGCGCACCAACAAAATCGCTGAGGTCGTAGATTGGAAAACTGAAACCGCGCCGCGCATCGAGCGCATGGACAGCCAAGGCACGACTTCTTTTAAGCTGTTTCACGATGAATACCTGCGAACACAGGCGCGACAGGAAGCCACCATGGAGAAATTGCGGCAAGAGATATACGACAAGGAAATGGCCGACCTGAAAGAGCGCCTGCTCACCCTCGAACGCAAATAGCCTTGCCAATTTTTGCCTTTTGCGGCAGGAAGCGCCGCTGATGGCAAAAAAACAAAGTCAGAACGGCGCCAAGGCAGAGCAGGCACGAGTCAATCGAGCCAACGCTGCGATCGAGGAGATCCTCAAACGCGAAAGGGTGGTCTTAACCGCTACCAAGGTGCGCGTGTTGTTTGCTAACGAGGAAGGCAAATACAGGGGCGGTAGCGTGGTCGACGTTAAGGATCTGGCCGAGCTGCTTGGGCGCCCGAATATGCTCATCATGCCGCAGGTGCAACTGGAAGCCTCTAAACAACCATGAAGATCGTTATCTCAAGCGGTCACGGAAGCCTCGTGCGCGGCGCCAAGGATATTCTTGACGAAGTGAACGAGGCTCGGCGGGTGGTCAACGACGTCGCGTTCGAGCTGCAAAACGCTGGCGTGGGAGTACAGATCTTCCACGATGACGTTTCAACGACGCAGAACGAGAACCTGAACCGGATCTGCAATTTCCATAACGACCAATCCCGCGACTTGGACGTTAGTGTTCACTTCAACTGCTACCAAAAGACGGCCAAGCCGATGGGAACCGAAGTCTTGTTCGTGACTCAGGAAACTCTGGCCCGTGATGTGGCGAGGCAGATCGCCAATGCCTCTGGCCTCATTAACCGCGGCGCGAAACTCCGCAACGACCTGTTCTTCCTCAACAACACGCACAAACCGGCGATCCTGGTCGAAGTGTGCTTTGTCGATTCGGAGGCCGACGCTGGTATCTACGGCATTAAGTTCGGCGCGATCTGCGCGGCAATCGCCAGCGCGGTGTCGGGGATCGATATTGAACACGGCTCACCGCCATTGCCACCGCCCGCAGAAGGACTGTTCAGCGTTACCGGCAAAGCGTCCTACTTTGGCGGTCCCAACGATCAAGGCGTAAGCCCGAGCGAAGGGCTGGCCTTTATCAGTTCGATGGAGCAGGCGCCACATTTGTTCCTGCCGTACCAGCCCAGCGGGACGAGCGGGCTGGCGCGGCGGTTAAACGATTGCGTCCATTACGTTGCCTGCCGGTGGGACTATTCCAAAACCCCAAAGCCCAAGCTGCTCGAAAGGCAGGCGCTGGTGCGAGCGCACAAGACCGGCGTACAACTCAAAGCCTTCCCTGCCGACTGGGGGCCGAACGAGAACACGGGCCGCGTTGCGGATCTTAGTCCCTGCCTGATGGATGACCTTGGAATCAAGACCGACGACGAAGTGACGGTGATTTTCCCCAGTGAATCTTGAAATGGGTGTTCTACCGCGATAAAAAGCGCCTTTGGCATTGGAAGCGCAAAGGCGCCAGAGGTCGCGTGATCGAGGCTTCACAGAAGGGTTACGAGGATTTTGGCGAGTGCCAGGAGAACGCAATCCGCGCCGGTTGGACCAAGGACGCTCCAACAAAGGTCGCAAGTGGTTGATTCTGAGGCTTCGCGCTGCGCGGTACTTGCGAACCTAACGAATAGGGCGTATCCCTAAGATCGGGTGGCACAACAAGTCGTAATAAAAACGATGGACCGAGAAGATTGCACCCCGCCGCCGCGCGGTCTGTGCGCGATGGGGAAGCGATTAGGGGAGTTCCTGCTCCAAAGCCCCACTCACCGACGCGAACAGGAGCGCCGACTGCGCTGGGCCAAGCGCCAGCACAAGCACGCCTGAATTTTTTGCTTGCTTCTTTTTCATGCTCTCGGCAAAGCGCCGCGGCATGGAACCAACTCAGGCGCAAGCCGAGGCAACACCAACGACGGCCGCTACGGAAACCGCAGCGGATACTACACAGCCTACTCTTGAGAACGCGAACCTTGATGACCTCGATTCTGTTCAGACCGAGGCCGCTAAGGTAACGCCGAAGTCTGAGGAGGCTGGCAGTGGAGCTGAGGGCGAAACACCCGCCGAAACACCAGCGCCAGAAGGTGAGCCCCCGCAAGAGGGCGAGCCGGAAGGGACGCCACCTGCCGACGAACCGGAGGAGCCTCGTGGAGAACTCCCGAATCGCTTCCGGTACACCGATCCGACAGACAAGGCGATCAACGCAGTGTATAAGGCGGCGCAAGTAGCCAACGCACCGATTACGTGGGCCGAGGCCGAACGACGAGTCAAGGGCGAGCAGCCGCCGGCGCAAGCCGCAACGGCGCCGCCACCTGATCCGTTGACCGCGCAACTGACCACGGTCGAAACGCTCAAGAACGAAATCACGCTACTGGAACAACAGATCGATCCCGAGGACGAGGAGGAGATTCTGTCCACCAAAGCAATGCGCTCCGCTACGGTTCAACTAGCGGACAAGCGAGCGCAGCTTTCCAAAGAGGAACTCAAACTCGAAGGAATCCAGTATGCGGTTGAAGGCGAGCGCCAGAAAGAGGTAACCGCTCAGAAGAACGCGCGCGAGGAATCCAAAGGGCGCGCGATCGAGCAGTTTCCGGACGCCGCGGACAGTAAAACCGTTCTCGGCAAGGCGATCGCTAAACGGTTTGAGGAAATGAAAGATCCTCGCCACCCTGAGCATCCGATCCTGTACGCTGATACCGCTCCTGAGCGCGTGACTGAAATCGTCGCTCGGGAACTCGGGATCGCGCCCAAAGCCACTGCCAAGCCAGCCCAAAAGACAACGACAGCGCCAACTCAGAAGAAGGCTACTCCGGTATCCGGTGCCAAAACCGCCGTGCCGGGGAAACCCGCAGAATCAACAGACGACAAAACGAGCGTCGAATATCTGCGAAGTGATAAAGCCACTCTTGCGGACTTGGACAATGCAGCCAAGGCCAATGAGGGGATTGCTGCCGCTGTTCGGTAGCCCCGTATCTCTTGCGCTACACGCTCTTTCCTCGTCACCAAAATTAGGAGGAAAGTAATGAAGTTTCAATATCGCAAGGCCATTGCCTTGCTTCACCTGACCACTGCGCTGACGGTCTTGCTCGCTACCCAAAGTATCGGAGCATTTTTCGCGGTGTGGCTGGTCAACCCGTTGCTGACACAGCAACTCGGCGTGTCGTACAACAAGATTAACGTCCTGACGTACGCCAACGAGGTAGCGATGAACCCCAAGGCCGCAGAGGAGCTTTGGGTTAAACGCATCCTTATGGGCGCCGAGCAAGCCAATGTGTTTAGTGACGAAATGATCGGTGGTCCCGGCTCGAGCAAACCGTTCATCCAATACGACGATCTATCGAAGGTCGATGGCAACACCATCAACATTCCGACAGTCGCTCCGTTGGGTGGGCCTGGTGCGCAGGGTGAAGGCGACCGAAGCGGCAACGAAGAAAAACTCCGCATCGGCGGCTTCCCGTGCAAGATCGGGCGCCAATGGTTCGGTATCGGTATCACTGACGTTGCCCAAGAGGAAACCGTAGTCGGCTCCCAGTGGGATAACCTGTCCAACAAGCTGCTTCGCGCGCGACTTGGCCGGAAAATCTCCGAGGATCTGATGATGGGGCTGATTCAAGCCGCCAAGACTAGCGGCATCAACATGGTTCGCCCGAATTTCAAGGGTGGGCGCGACCTGCTCAAATCGGCTGACGTAATGAGCACCAACACGATCACCAAGAGCGGGCTGGTTCTCTCCGGACTCGGCGGTAAACCCGTTGGGACCATCAAGAACGACGCGGGCGGTTTCGTTGAGCAGTTCCTGTTCTTCGGGACGCAGTTTGCGTTCGCTCCGCTTGGAAGTGAATCGGCCTACTTGCAGGCGTTGCAGTACGCGGAGAACCGCGGCAAAGGCAACCCGATCTTCCGAGGGGATTTTGTGGATTGGAACGGCCACGGTATTTACCGCTGGTACGTCCGAGATCACGAAGCCTACGGTCCAGTCGGGTCAGTGATTCAACCGCGCGCCTTCTTGGGTGCGGCGATCCCTGCCGACAACAACGCCTACGACATCACCGGTGGTGGTGACGCGACAGGCGCGGCGCTGGTACCTGCTCCCAACTACTTCGAGGCATTCAGTAATGCCCCGTGGACGTACACCAATGGGAATACGGTTGCCGCCGACACAACGACCGTGCGCTACGTGGCGATTTACAATCTGACCGGCGCTAACGCCGGCAAGATCGGCCTCTACACCTACACGGTGAACAACGGCAACAAGCTCACAATGGCGAGCAGGCTGCGCGCGGCTGCTGCTGGTATCGCAGTCACGACCTTCCCTGGTTCTGGAATCACTTGGAACGTAGCCCCGTGGCTATTGGCGAATCTCACCGATTCGCACCCTGTAGGTTCGCTCGTTATCGAGGTCAACAGCTTCGGAGTTCCGTTCTGTTACACCCTCGGTCTTGGCGAAATGGCTGGCATCTGCGGTTACGGTTCACTCAAGGGACGCAACGCTCGCGCCGCGCGCACCGAGGAACACCGCAACCACGGCATGGATCACGGTATCGGTGTGGAAACCGTGTTCGGCAGTTGTGCGACACAGAGGGCGGATAGCAAATATCCCAACTTCGTCGTGATCGAGCACGCTTATCCGGCTGACGGATTCCCGACAGTCACCTAAACGCAGCAACCACAGGAAGGAGTATTTCAAATGAATCACAAAAAACTGACCGATGACGAGTACAACGCGATGACAGTTCCCGAGCTGCGGGATCTCGCGGAGGAACGCGGCATCGACGTACCTTCGAGCGCCACCAAAGCGGAGATCATCGCGGCGTTAAAGGGCGGGAAAGCGTCGAAAGACGCTGGGGCCGACGACGCCGCGGAGGACGAGCGCAACAAAGCAGGAGCCAAAGAAGTCGAAGCGCAGATCAATGCGGCTGCGTGGGAGGACTTCGAGGATCCTGTCATTGACGGCAGTAAGCCGGTCATTGACCAGACGACACCGACCAACGTGGTCACGATCCTAGTGTTCGACGGCAGTAACGTGCCGACGATGCCGGAGGACGGCAAGGATTACGACCATCTGGTGTTCGTCCAGAGCGGTCGCTCGCAGGAGTTTCTGCTTCCTGAGCCTGCCAAACGAAAGTTCGTGCAGGACAGGACTGGGCAGATCTTCTACAACTCGCACGGGGTTGCGGGTAACGACGAGTTCAAGCCGGTCGACATTGTCGCTCTTGGCACATGAACAAAGACTTCCAACCGCCCAATTACGAGCAGCCGATCCTGAACATTGTCGATAAGGCTCCTGTTCACGTAGTTCTTGTCTACGGGGAAATAGTGAGCGCGACTTTTGATCAGGCGAAGGGCAAACCACCGGAACCACCGGGACAGGAAAAGAAAAACGATCCTGTTCTGGTTTTCGCCCAAAGCGGGCGATCGGGGGATTTGTTCGTGATTGAGGCGGCCAGTCGCAAGTTCTGCCAAGACGAAACAGGTCAAATTTGGTACGCAGTCGGCGGGTTTATGTCGTGGGAAGGGCGCAAGCCGATTGACATTAATCCGTTGGCGAGGAATGTCGGAACGTAGAGGTTAAGGCACAGAAATGACCATAGGGGGCGGTCGGGCTCGACACCTGACCGCCCTTCTGTTATCAGGGGCAATGCATCGAGTAAGGTTAATCAATCGTGCCGCTTCGCATGGACAAACGGGGTTCCCTGTGTGCGGCATCAGCACAAAAAACTACGGTCAATCGGCGCTGCGACCGGAGTTCAACGGGTTCGTATTTGAAATGTCGCTGGAGGATTACGACCGCGACAAATTCGATCTGATCGGAAATCCCGATTACCAGCAACAGTGGGTTCCGGAGTTTATCGAAGTGCAGGCCGCGGTCGCGCCGGAGTCGGAAGAACCAATTAGAGATCCCGAGTTGGTCGCGATCAATACGCTTCGCAAAGAGAAGTCGCTCAGGGAACGGGCGAAGGCCGCTGGCGTGTGGAAAAAAGGCATGACCGAGGAGCAAATCAAGGAAGCTCTCGGCTTTCCTGATTGACAGAACGCTGCGCTTTAGGCAAGGCGCTCCGGCATGACGGTTCAAGAAGTCGTGCTGGATTTGCTTTCCTACGCAAACATTTACGGGTTCGAGCTGGGCGGGACCGACAAGGGCGAGGACGAAGGCGAGGTCGTTAAGGGCGTTGCCGCGGTCAATCAATCGCTCGAACTGATCTTCCTCGATGGCCCTGAGTCGCTCAAATACGACTCGCGCAGTTCGTTCCTCAATGTTCCGACTACAATCACGCTCAATCTGACGCAAGGGCAGAACACCGCCACGATGCTGGGCAATTTCGCGCCGTGGATGCGCGGCTGCTCAGTGCGGATCGACGGTGACGCGATCCTCAACCGGATTAAGGACGCCGTGTTCGACAACCAAGTGCCGGGTGAAACGATTTTTACCTTGCTGCGCGCGTACACCGGAGCCACCGGAGCGCACACCGGCACGGTGTATTCGGATTCCCTGCTACTGGATGCCGACGTCATGGCGGTTCTTGAGCCGGTTACGCTCGCGCCGAACACCAGGCTGCATCCCGCACAGACCAAAGGCGAGTTCATGGGATCGCAGTATTGGCGCGTCCTTGGCGGCTCCCGTAACGCTTGGTGCTATATCCTTCCGTGGTACACGACTTGGGAGAAAACCGCTGGCGTCCCTCAGCAGTATCGCGTCGAGCAGATGCAGGACACCGCGCGTAAGGGTGGCGGCTCACTGTATTTGGGCCTCAACCCCATGCCTACGCAACTAGGCAACGTGAACTATGACATTTATCGCAAGCCGGTCCCGATCGATCGCACCATGATGAACGAGGAAGGTGGCAACGATCCGGCTATTGATATTCCGTGCCTGCCACCGGACATGATCGAATCCTTCCTGCTCCCGTTTGCCCGCTGGAAGTATGTGTCCGCGCATCCCAACGTCCAGAACAGGGAGATCCGCGCCTCGCTCAAGAGCGAATACGACGAGGCCGTGCAACGGCTCCGCAACGGCGCATCGTTGACGCCGCAACTCAACATCACTCGCGCCAGATACCTGTGACATGGGCGTTAAACGAGGCCGCGGGGATAGAGTCAGCTCGGACGCAACCTATCACAAGAGTTTAGGTTCCCCCCAGCTCACCCCGCAAAAGTTTCGGCGCCAGTTAAAGACCACAGTCCTTACCGGCCCCGCGCCGGCCGATTACCGGTTCCCGAGCGGACTAACTGGGGATCAGGTCATGGTGGATCTGCGCCAGAACACCGGCCAGTACGAAGGCGCCACGCTCCAGACGATCGAGGAACAACTCTTGACCGGCAACGATCTGGTCAGCTACAAGCGCACACAGGATGCGCAGACCGAGTTGATCCACGAGAAGCTGGTAAACGAAACGGATCCACCGCCCGCGCTCTCGGCCTTGGTGACCACGATGAGCCAAGAGGCGCTGGGTGACGGCAAATCGCTCCTCACCTACGGCGTTGTTCCTTATGTGTTTCCCAATCAGCGGTGGGAAATCAATCGGCCCTTCGGGATACCGCACGAGTTCGATTTCTTCATTCCCGAGCAGTCCTACACCTTCACCGAGGCTGGCGTAGCTGGCCCGATCACCCTGCCGCTACCACCGGGAGTCACTTCGGAGAGCGATGAGCAAATTGATGTTTACCGTCATCGGCTCAAAACCGGCACCCAAAACATTTTCGGAGCTGGCGTCTTGCCGATCACGATTACCGGCAGTCGCACGACCAAGGATAAACAGGTCGAGCACATCGAGAAAACGCTTCAACTCACTTCGCACGATCCGACTCCACCGACGGCGCTCCTTGACGTTACGTGGCAGGACCTTGGCTTCGGAGCGGCCCTTGAGGAACACGACTTCGTGGACTTCCTCTTTACGCAGGAAACCTACGACAAAGAGATAACCGACGTTATCCCGCACAAGTTCAAGGCGCTCGTGCCGATCCAGACCAGTTCGGCGGTATCGGTAGGAACCGCAGGGCCACCAGTGAAGCTGGACGGCGACCTCAAACGCACCAGCGAGCAGGTGAACGTCTTTGTGGTCAAGAACACCCGGCAATACCGCGACGTCACGGTTCTGCCGGTGCAGTTGATCGACTACAAACTGACCGGAAAATTACAGGTGTCGACGGTGACCAACCGGATCGCGCTCGGTCTGCAAACCATCACGCCGAACGAGCTGACCATCGACGCTTCAGTGGATAACCTTGGGAACAACACTTCGGTCAGGAGCGTTGAGGCCGTGGACACGCTATTCCCCGAGGAGAGCTTCGGCAAAACGATCCCTGACATTATCCCTGAGAAGTTCCGCGTCGTAGTGCCGACTAAGCGCCACGAGCTGCTAGTGGCCGATACGAGCGCCAATGATCGCGCTCTAATAACTGGCGAGCTCAGTTACACCAGCGATCAGGTGAACGCTTTTGTGGTGAAGGAAACCAGCACCTTCCGCGATGTGACGTCGCTTCCGGTGTCGCTGCCTGGATACCGGATGACCGCGCAACAGCAGGTGGCCGATGTAATCGCCACGCTCGCCACGGGGTTGCAATCGATCACGCCGACACCGCTCACGGTTGAATCGGAAGTCGAAAACTTAGGCAATAACCTGTCGCTCAAAACCGAGTCCACGGTTCCTTTCGTGTTCCCTGACGACAGCTACACCAAGTCGATCCTCAACCTGATCCCCGAGAAGTTGCGGGCAGCGATCCCGCTTACTGAATCGATCATCGAGTCACAAATTCCACCGGACGTTTCGACTAACCCGACGCTGCTTCCGGGTGAGTTTGAACGCACCGAGAAGCGAATAGCGATCTGGAAAAAGCGAATTTCCATTAAGAAACTCGGCACGATCAGTGTGCCGGTGACGGTGATTGATCAGGGATTCACCAGCGAGAACGGCGGCGATCTGACGACGAT